GGATGCGTCATTGCAGCCAGTTGTGACTGTTCGCCAGATTGCCTTGTCATCTGCGTTTCTGCTGATTCGACACTAGACTTCTGGCCTTCAAGCATTCTTGCGCCAAGCACTGCCATCTGTGATTTCTTATCTTCGAGGTTCGTTCGCAGAGCAGGGAAGTCGCCTGTTGTTTCAACGTAAAATGCCTTCGCCATCGGGTCAGGCAGGCAGTTTGCTGACGTTCCACCCAATGTGATAGGCGGGTCACCTTGTTCCATTCTGTGACCAGTGATGAACAAAGTTGGTAAGCCTGAGAAGTGACAAGCGTGTTCATAGTCAGATGTGACCATGTAGTGCGCTAGGTTCATATCAACTAAATCCAGCAGCGGAGGTGAGCTGACTGCGGAACTTATGGAGTCAACACCAGCAAAGTAAAAAGGTATTCTTCGCATCGGCTGATTGTTCATCAACGGATATAAATCTTCACCAATCTGATTATCCGCATTATCAACTCGCTGGTACACTCGTTGGCGGTATCCTTCAGGCGTTAAATCAAGCACCCTGAAAACTGTCTGCATCTCGTGTGAATATGGGTTCTGCTCCATAGCTTTTTCTTCTTGCAAAACTACAAGCGTTAGCACTTCCGCGCCATTAATTCGGGTTGTGCGCCAGTTAATTATTGCTTTTTCAGTATAGTGAGCCATTAAAGGTTGCCCACCTAATAGTTCTGCGCCAGCAAGAGTAAACCCGCCAGGGTTAGCAATGGGCGGGTAATCAACAAGAATGCCACTTCTGCCTGTCTTAAGCACACGCTCAAAGATACTTTGAACAAAGACATCCAGTGGAGTACCGGCGAGATCAACATTATTGATAAAACGCTCTGCCCCTGTTGGCGCAACAATGTTTGCTGGCTTGCGAAATACCATACCCTTCAGGCCAGAGATGGTTCGCCAAGTAGCGTTAAAGAATGGAGTTCTCTTCAGCCTTGTCTCGTAGTCGTTTTGCTCTTCGAACCGCAATCTTGGCAGGTAGGCAGTATTTTTTTCATGGATTTTATACTGGCCTTCTGAGGCATCAATGCACCGATCCCACAAAGGCAGGTTCTTTTCATAAGCCGGATGTGGCGTTGATACGCCGGTATAGTTTTTGGTGATCATATGCCTGCAATCCTCGCCTGTGATATTGGGCGAACCAGTGGGAATCTCCTGTGCAGGAAATAACCCATTGAATCTGTGTAGTCATCAATGGATGGGTGATCGTTGTATTTCTCCGGTTCACCCTTCGCATCGTAGCCTTGCGACTCAAGCGCATCTGTCAGCATTGGGCATCTGTCAGTGTTAATACTGATGCGATCATGTGCAAACAAAGCGTTGACTGCGTTAATTCTATCACGAATTGCCGGATTTGCATTAGGAGCGTCCACACGGTAGCCAGCCTGCTCGATTATCTGAATATCAGACTGGCTTGCATTGGTTCTGCCAGCCCTGCCTGATGCGTCTGGGTAGACAGTTATCATCCTGCCGCCTTGCCTGTAGCGATCAAGCCTGTTGCAGATGTCGCGGGTATCGTGCGCCACAAACTCATCAACTGCTACGGGTTTATTGTTCTCAATCAGCCAAAGGTTAGCAGCGCAGCCGCCAATGTTAAAATCCAGTCCGACATAGATTGCTCTGTCATCTGCTGTCAAAACTCTTGTTGTGTGATGCTTTTGCCGGTCAAAGAAGTGATAGACCTTGTTCTGGCTTAGACTGACAAAATCGCCGTTAAGGTACATCTCTGCGAGCAGCGGATCGTAGTTTTTGCGAATATCCTCAATGTACTTTTCTGGTAAGTAAATATTTGATGATGTTGCTGCTTTGATTAGATGGTAGCCCTCTTGTGCTTTTTTGACCCACTTCTGGTAAGTGAAGCCGCTGAAGCCCTGATCTGGTGTAGTTACGTTGCCCATCGTGTTCTGTTGGCCGCAGTTCTGCCGGTTGCGCTCTGCTGCCTTGCGCCAGACTTCTTCAGCCTTGTCCTTTGGCAGTGTGTCAAGCTCGTCCACGATGCTGTGTGCAACTTCATAAGCCACGATCCTGCTTGGCTTGTCATAGCTGCGGAAGATCATCTTGCCGTAGCCTTTGATCTTTATCGTGTAACTGGAATTGTTGATTGTGTGCTTAAGGCCAAGCTCTGAAATAATTTTTTGTGCGCCTGGCATTGCTCTCAGTTTCAGGAGGTCGTAGGTCGGCATGTAGTAGGCTGTGTCGATGCCTGGGGTTTGCAGCATCTTAAGCAGGTTTCTGACTATGCCAGCTTGTGTTTTTCCTGCGCCAAGTCCGGCCACCATAGCTGGATAAGGCTGTTCGCAGAAAACAAACTCTTCCTGAGGTTCAGACAGGCTTAGTCGCACGGACTATCTCAATTGATTTGCTTAAAATCTCGTCATTGCCGACATCTGGGTTTGTTCTAAACTCGTCTGGCATTCTGTTCTTGAGCCAAAAAATGCAAGCGGTTGTGTCTGGCGGGTAATGTTTGACAGTCTGGGTTATAACAATTTCACCGTTTATGATGCGGATATCATCTTCGGTGTGTGTGTAGCCCATTGCTCTGTGTACTAGTGATTGCTTGACCCTTTCGTCCACCTGAGATTTGCCAATCTTTAGGGACTCAAAAAACTCAGGGTTTGCCACTTTCCAGTTATTGATTGTTTGCTCTGTTACGCCAAGAGCCTGTGCAATGTCTTTGTCTATTGCGCCAAGTTCGCACATTTTTTTGGCAATAGCGCAATATTTAGGATTGTATTCAGAAGGTCTGCTCACCTTTTAGCCCCCAGCCATAAGGTCATGCCCCCACAGGGAGCGATACAACTTATCTTATCACAGTTACTTCTTTTTGCGTCTAGCCTTCTCGGCAGCACTTATTGCTATGGCAACAGCCTGCTTTTGAGACTTGCCAGCCTTAAGCTCTGTCTTGATGTTGGATTCTATTGTCTTTTTACCGTAACCAGTTTTCAGCGGCATGTTGTCACCATTTAACTTTGTTTGACCAGTACGCGCCCGACAGTTTGCCTTTGGCTATGTTTGCAGCATGTCGAGCCTTAAACGCTGCCCTTCTGGCTGCATCTGCCTTGCTTTCACCTTCACGCTTTGGTGAGCCGCTAACACCCTGCTGCCCAAAACGGATCGTCTTGATCTGGTCACCTTCTTTCGCCACTACAACATGAGATTTGGTCGGGTGATTCGGTGTTCTCTTGGGCTTGTTAAAGCCTTCTACTCCTGCTCGCTCAATACGCGGGTCTTTTGCCATAACCCTTACCGCCTTTTTTCTTACCCTTCTTCATCGGCATGATTATTACCTTGCTAGAGTTTAAAAAAAGCCTCGGCATGTTCACGAGGCTAATAGGGGCTGGCACACATTCAGCCCACCAGTCGGATTAAGCTGGCCTTAATAGTCTACATCACTCTCGTATGTTTCGGTAGTCATCAACATCATTGCCTGCTCTGGCGTAAAGCCTGCGTCAACATGCGCTTGATAAAATATGTGGTTAAGTTTTGCACACAGCTTGCTTGCCTTGCGGTAATCGTCAATCTGTTTATCGTCTGCTGTTTTAAACTCCAGAACTGTTGTCATCTTGCTTCCTAAAGTTTGGCATCTGGTTCAACAATGTTTCTGGGGATAGAGTACTGGTAAGTTGAGTGCAAGCCGCCCTCACGCTTAAAAGTCAGCATTTCCATCACTCGCTCTGATCCATATCCTTTTGACGAATGCCAGCCATCAGGTGGCGCAAGTGTACCAAACGTCCTCATGATGCAGCCTGCCATTTCTTTTGTGGTCTGGTGGTGTATGTGACCCAATGCCCAGAGCCTATGCGTTGTCTCGCCCCATGCTTTTGGCAAGTCTCTTGCAAGTATGCCTGGCAAATCATTTGTCTTGACCTTGTCGCCGTGATGCACTGCAATCAGCCATTTGCCAAACTGTAGATAATGAAAGTATCCCTTTGTCGGCATGATGTTCACGCGAGGCTCATTCTCAAAGTAAAACGATAACAGCACTTGAATGGCAATCGCGCTGCTGTCGTTGTGATTACCTCTGGCTACGATTACGACCACTTTCGGGAACTTCTCTAGCATACGGATGACCGTGTACTTCATGACCTCTGCCAGCCGGTAGAAGGTGTTGTGGTATCTGGTATCTACATCAAGCGCAGTGCCATTAAAAGTTGCGTTGTGCGCTGAGTCAGCATGAAGCGCATCGCCAACATCCACGAACATCCCCGTTTCTGCCGCTGGAGCCTTGTTTATCAGATAATCGACTGCATCCCTGATCTGACTGGTTGCCAAGTTGGTATCAAAATCAGCCTGGCGAGTCTCTGGTGCATGACTGTATTGTCCCACATGAGCATCACCCATAAAGATTGCAGAGAGCAGGTCAGGATCGTTGCAAAGCACTGGTTGCGGCTCTTGCGGCACGAATTGGGTCATCTCTGCCGTGAGTGCTTCAGCGTAGTCTTTCAGCTTATCCCTGATTGCTGCCTCTTTCTCAGGCATAGACTTGACCCATTGCAGCCTGATCTGTCCATCTTCCCCATACAGAGTTGATGCGCCAGCCAGTAACTGTGAGTCACCAACTGGCCTGGTCAGGTCTCTTTCAGGCTCGTAGCCCTTTGCTGCTGCCCTTTTTTTGCAAGCCCTAACCGTCTCTCTAATCCGAGCAACGCTCGTTCCGGCAGCGATGGCTGCTTGTGTCAATGATCCTGTGTCTATAACAGCCTGTAGATGCTCAATCTGCCTTGTTGTTGATACAAACTCTTTTAAGCGCGGGTCAATGTCGATAGGTGCAGGCATAATTTAGACCTCAAAAAGGTTTTGCATATTTTACAGCCATTTACATGACAATGATATGCAACGGGCTTTTGATACAAATAGGCTATTAATTTAATCGGTATTGATATAAACGATTGTGCAATATTATATTGCACTGCAATACGGTTGTGGTAAAGTAACTACATCGGCAGCACTATTGATTGCCACTAACAGAGGGTAGAACAAATGTACAACTCAGTGACAAGCCTAAGGATCGCGCAGACTCTAAAAGGCTACACAGTTTTGGTTACATACAAAGACGGCAGAACTGGCAGCTTTGGTAGCCGCACAATGACAATAACAGGCGCAAAAAACATGCTTGCACAGCACGCAAAGCGACACGGATTAAAAGTATCAGGCGAACAAGCAGCATAAACCAACCACGGCCACGGACGGCCATCAACTCAGAGGATAAGCAAAATGAAAGCAACAATTAGCCGTCTCAACTGTTTCCTGATCAACCGACTGCCGCAATATCGAATTGTCAAAGGCCACGGGTACTTTTACTTTGTCTGTGCTGATGACGCGCCTAGCGATACACCAGAACCGCCAGAATCAATTTGTGTGTATTCTCTAGATCAGATGAATTTTAAGAACTGGATTGCTGCAATTAGCAGCAGTGTCGAACGGTGGGAAAGAAACCAAGGAGAATGGTCATGACAGACCGACAGACACCAGCACATGTAGCGCAGCGCAAGCAAATCGCGGTAATGAACCTTGACCAGTGCATGATCGAATATTCCCAGAAAGGGCTGAACCCGCAGTACATAGCAATGTTAGAAGAACGGCTTGATGATCTGCAAAAACAGTTTACAGCAAGCCGCTTAGGAAACACTTGGCAGCATTGCGATTTAAACTAACCAACGGCCAAGGACGGCCACACACTGAGGATAAACCATGAACGATAAAGCAATAACCGCCACCAGCTTAAGAATGCCTGATGGCCTGCTTAGATTGGTCACAAAGGCAGCTCACAAGTGTGAGCTATCCCGAACCGCGTACATCACACAGGCTCTGCAATCGGCTGTAGCGCATGATCTGCCCGACTTTGAATACAAGCAGGCATGGGAAACGCTTCAGGACATTTACGACACACTCTTGCCTGACATTGACAAGGACGGCAACCCTGACAAAGACATGATGCTAGTTGCAGTTCTTGATATTTTCTTTCCACAACTTAAAGGTAACAGATTATGACCCGCGCCCAGAAGATCGACCTGCTCTGTGCTGTTGCCACTTGCATCCTGTGTGCTGGGATGTTTATCCTCCTGTTCCTTTAATCTGCTGGCTGGCGGGTTTTCAACTCTGCCAGCTTTGCTTTGTACTCTGCCTTGATCCTCTTGGCATCCTCAATCGTAAAACGCGCCTCTGAATTGTCGCATTCAATCCTGTCCACTTCTGCCTGTCCTATTCTGTTCAGCAACTCACGCCTGTAGTTGATCAGGTTGCCCGACAGGTGGTTATTGCATGTGGCGCACTGGAGCCAGACTTGAGCCTCATCAAACCGCAGTTGTGGTGCAGCCTTTCGGGTTCGATAGTGACCCGCGTGATACTGAATATCTTGCTTGTTCGTGCCGCACGAAATGCAACCCAGCCCATGATCTCTTGCCCTGATGTATTGATTGAAGGCTGTCTGAGCCTCTGTGAGCCATTCTGTTTTTGTCTTGATACAATCCTTGCGGGTCTTGGTTTCTGCCTTGTGTTGACGCTCTCTGGCCTGTGTAGCTTTGTCCATGCCGTGACCAGCCATGCAATCCAGTGTGCAAAATCCTTTTGCTTGCCACTTGTCTGACAGCTTTGTTGTTGGCAGTGGTGTTCTGCATGACTGTCGGCGGCACTTTCTCATTTTAAGCCCTGCTTAATTGTGTACAAGGTGACCGCCAACATATTCATGCGAATAAGAAAATACCTTTCTTGATAACCATTTAACATTATTGTTAACAGGGTCATTGCGCTCAATCATATTTTTGCTTGTTGGTTTCCATAGTGGAGAATTGTTGCGGTACTCTCCCATTCTTGGATGTGCTGTTTTGCTGAAGTATCTAAAACCCTGTTGCTTGTGTATTTCAGCAACCGCATCACTAAGCCTAACGCCTATTCCTAACCCTTGATAATCTGGAAGTACCACTGTTCTATGCCCCCTGTAAGCATTTTTAACAGTGCCTGATGGGTATGCTATTGCGGAGGCAAATCCAACAACATTTGATCCCCAAGTGCAGAGCCAATGCTTTGCACTTTTATTGATGTCGTCTGTGAGATAGTGATGCTTGCTGAAGATTGACCACGACTCGACCCCACAAGGAAATATTTCCAAGTCAATTTGCTGTCGCCTAGCCGACCCCCTGTATGACAACTTTTGTGTCAATGTATCGTATACCCAGTCAGGCTGTAACCAATCAATAATGTCGTAATGGCATGAAGCAAAAACTACATTCCTCAAGCCATATTGTTTTGCATATCGGTTGACTGCATTGGCGCACGACATTGCTACTGGCCTGTCTATTACGCTGGTAAATTCATCCACAATAGCACCAGACTTTAACTGCATTGCCAAATCAGCACGATATTTTTCACCAGTTGATAGGGCGTGATATGGCCTTAGCCACGCAGGTATGCTGTTTAAGCCGACTGCGGCCAACCTGCTTTGCGCCTCATCAGCAGTTTTAAAATGCGATGCTATGCACTTTTGGGAATCCCATTCAAACTTTGATTCATTGCCAAACTTTTGAAGCAAGGTAGATTTGCCACTACCTGATGATCCAACAATCAATCCAATATTAAAATCATTGTTAACATGGAAGTCACTGATCTTTGTTTCTGTTGTTCCGTTAAACTGATAATCAAAAGCCCTGCATATTTCTTTCGTTATTTGATCTTCACTTACCGAAACGCGCAAAGTAGTTTCCATGTTTTTACCCTTTTTCCTTACTAGGCCACAAAGGCAACGTGATCCCGTGATGACCTGCGAACCGGCTGTGAATAACTTCATAAACTTGATTATATTCTGGCCTGTATGCCTCAGTTGTAGATTGCTTCCCGATAATGGCCTCCTGCACTGGTCGCCAGATGTTCTCCTTAACCGTGTCTTTACTCCACGGGATAGTCCACTGCTTACCAGTTGGCAGGTTGACCACCATCTCAAGCCCTGCATCGTTTAATGCTTCTGCTACCCATTTGCACCACAAGTGCAGCGCATCGTTTTGAGCATCAGTGCGCTGTTGACCAGTTGAACACTTAAAGCTAACCCACTTGTGCTTCCGATAAAGCTCGGCAGCGTGAGCCAAGAAGCCTCCGAGTTTACTGTCAGAGTTGACTATCCACTGCTCACCACTCATAACCAATACTCTGCAATGCGCTTGCCGTTGATCCTGATCAGTTGAGACTTGACCTCATGCCCAACGTCCCGCAGCTCCTGCACCCTTGCTGCCAATCTAAAGCAGGCGAACAGGTTCAGTGCTTCGAGCGATGTGATCTTGTTGCCTTTCTCAAGGTATTTCAGTATCTGCTGTGTCTGTGTCATGTTGTTCTCCTGTGTTTAATGTAAAAGCCGATTTTCTTGTTTTAACTTTTAGAACTGGCGGGTACATCCAGTGTGTGTATTCCATCTGCGAATTACCGAACTTACCATCTTGGTAAACTACAGCAGCAAAATAGTCAGGACGATCATCTGAATCAATCGCAGCAGCACAAACAAAAACCATCCGCTGATTATCTGGCAATTCTTTTTTTATCACTTTCCACGACATGATTGTTGTCCAGTTTATATTCCTAGGCTTCCGCGTAATTGCGACATCCGATCTTGATTTTCTTCTGGCGTTAAAATAACCGTAACTTTCTCAGGCAGTGCTTCCATCATTGGTGCGTCCAGCTTTTCGCCTTGCATTACTCGATCACAGTAACCAGCGTAAAAGGTTTTGAAGCGAGAATAAATTTGATCTTCAGCAAATGTCGCCAGCTCAAACCACCCAGTAGCCTTGCCAGCATGGTAGACAGCAGGATGTGACCACTTGTGCTTGGCTTTGGGACTGGGAGCCATGCAAGCCTCAATGTATGCTTTCTTGACTTCTGGCAAACCAAAATCTTCAGGCTTCGGTTTGCAAAGCTCACGGAATATCGGCAGAGTAAAATAACCTGTATGGCTTAAAGCCTTAGATAATCCAACCTTAATTTGCCGATCACTCAGGTCTGACAAGCCTCGCGCCCATGTTTGGTAAACCTCTGGTGTCGGGTTGTTCAACAATCCCATCCTCGAAAGCTCCTGTAAAGCTGCCTTCAAAAACTGAGTCGTCAAAGTCTGATCCGAATGCTTGGTCTGCTGCGATTGCTGCTTTATCTCTGGTGTCACGTTGTTTAACAATTCTGCTGCTGATTTCATCTTCCCATCTCCTGTTTTTAAGCCATCGTTCTACGTGTTGAAAAGGCGCAAAGAATGATCCGTTTGCGTCCTGCATACGCTTTACTGATAACTGTCTTTCAGCGGATGCGAGTATTAAATTAAATAACTGTTGATCAGGATTAATCCTGTTGAACTGTGCGAGTGCATTTTTCTTACTGCCCTTTTCTCCATAAGAAGGATCAAAAGAGTTCCACAAAATTTCAAAACAAGCGAGCGACTGCGAGCGACTGTTGTTTTCCTTTCCCCTTCCCTGTTCCTTTCCCTGTTCCTTTCCTTTCCTTTCCTGTAGTGAGTCATCCGTGAATTGTGTATGAATACTCACTGAGTTTTCAGTGATATCAACTAAGTCCTTGATTTTGCTTTTAGTTGGCCTGTTGATTACTTGATGCTTTAAAAAGTTAATGACATAGCCATAACTTTTGCCATCTAAGCCCGTGTGCAGAGAAATGTACTTAATTTGTGATAGCTGCATGAGCATTGTATGAATGCTCACTGAGGTTTCATTGAATGGGAAAACAGCGCCTTTTAATATTGCAGGGCTGGCTTTGAAGTAGCCTTGATCATCGGACTGGTTTAACAAGCCGATGGCTAAAAGCCTTGTCTCTGGAGGTAATTCTGCAAGCTCTTCATTAAGCCAAAATTCCGGCTTTACAGTTCTAATTCTAGGCATGGTATAATTCCAACCTGTAATGTGTGTTGAAGCCGTATGAGTCCCGTCAGAAGGTCATGCGGCTTTGTTTTTTAACGCTTCCTCTGCAAGACAACTCAGCATGTTTGAAAAGCTGCGCTTTTCGCTCTCAGCCAGCAGCTTGATCTGTTCAATCAAATTTGCAGGTATTGTCACTGATATCTTCTTTGTGTTCATGTCGTAATTATCGCTCATTATCCTACCCTCTGCAACTTTGTTTTGGTCTCTCAAACACTCTGCCGTCAAACTGGGTCAGGTAAAGCCTGCCATTGCATTCCATCATCTTAAAATGACCGCTGGCATAAGCTCTGACTGGTGTAGCCAGATCAACGCCACGGCGCGGTAGGTAGACAGTGTAGATGTCGTACCGAGTACCCTTATAAGCTGCCAGGCGACCAGTCGGCCTGTACTTGTCTGGCTGCATCGTGTTTAAACTAAGCCACGGGTCTTGCGCCTTGGTGTCCTCTGGTTCCAAACTGGCTGTCCAGTCTAAGTTGTAGCCTCGCTCTCTCACTTTATATCCTCGATCTTGTTAATTGTTCGCTAATCAAAGCACACTATTTTATCAAAGTAAACCTCATTTGTGCTTTACATAAGGCACAATAAGTGCTTAAATGTGCGAACACACAAACCAAAAAGAGGATATAACAATGATACACAAAGAAATCTGGCAAACCTTGTCTGCTATTGATTGCAGCCAGCATGTAGAAAAAAAGAACAACTTGACTTACCTAAGCTGGGCTTGGGCATGGTCAACTCTGATGGAGCATTACCCAGAAGCCACGTTTGAGTTTGACGAGCCAAAGGTTATGGCTGACGGCACGATGATGGTGTTCTGCACTGTCAGCATTCAAGAGTGCAGCCGCAAGATGTGGTTGCCAGTTATGGACTACAAGAACAAAGCCATCAGCAACCCCGACAGTTTTGCCGTTAATACGGCAATGATGCGTTGCCTGGTTAAGTGCTTGGCATTGTTTGGCCTCGCACATTATATCTACGCTGGTGAAGATGTTCCGCAATCTCACAAGCCTGACCGCAAACCTGATCCAATCTTGAGCCAGATGCTACATGCCTGCACCAACATTGATGAGTTGAGAGCCGCTTGGAAGGCAATGACACCTGACCAGCGTGAAGCCCACGGTGATGTGCTGGCAGAAGTCAAAGAGAGGCTCGCATGAGCCTTTCGCCTGATCGTGAAGGAAGGCTGACAGCAAGCGTTTTTGCTTCAGCCATAGGTGTTGGCTACGACTCCAGACAAAAGCTCTGGAGGCAGCTTACAGGCCGTGAGGAACGCTTTGCTGGCAATGACGCTACTC